ATGACCTTTTTTTATTCACGGAGAGTAGGGGGGATTCCTTTTGAAATTCGGAGAGTTACCTCAATTGGTTGAGTGTAAGGCCATTGCGGACTTTCTAAAGGTGAGCGGATTAGATATCGCGCAAGTCTAGACACCCTTTGGGCGACGGATACTTTGGCCGTAATGCCACGGGGTTAGACGGTACATGTTCGCGAATTAAGCCGGTTTCGCCCATTCTGAAGTCAAAGGTGACCGGAAATGGTGCGCAGTTATAGTTCCGATAGAGGAGTGGGGCACTCTACGGAAATTGGTCCCGTCGAATTGCAAGTACGGAAATACATTGCCTCTCTTAACGATCTAAGCGTGCTCCAACTGACGTATGCGGAAATTGGATACAACTTAGCGAAAAAGCTTGATAGAGGTGCAGGAATGGCTACCGCTGCTGTCGGAAAGGAGTTACGCGAACTCCTAGCAGTAATAGCGGAAAGCACAAATGAGCTTGACAACCTTTTCAAGCGATTCGCTGACGTGTCCACCAAGGTGGGGAACAAAGCGAAATCCTGAGAGACAAACGCGTGGGCATATCGTCGCGGAAATCGCTGACACATTAGGGATGCCGTTAATGCCCTGGCAACGACATGTTGCCGATGTGGCATTAGAGATTAACCCAATAAACGGTCGGCTTCAGTATCGCACTGTTGTAATTACAGTCCCTCGCCAGTCTGGCAAGACTACGTTAATGCTTAGTCTGATGGTTCATCGGGCATTAGGTTTCGGCGATAGGCAAACAATTCTTTATACCGCTCAGACGCAAAAAGCGGCCCGTCTGAAGTGGGAAGAAGAGCATGTTAGGGCATTAGACGCTTCTCCATTTAAGAATATGTATACCGTTCGCTATGGAATGGGAACAGAACAGATTAGATGGAAGAACGGAAGTAGGCATGCTCTTACTGCGCCCACTGAAAAAGCCGGTCATGGCGAAGTCGTTGACGTAGCAGTAATCGATGAGGCTTTTAGTCAGGACGACAATCGATTAGAGCAAGCGCTACGTCCCGCTATGATTACTCGGCCCGAACCTCAGCTTTATGTAATTTCAACTGCGGGAACAGCTAAAAGCACCTATTTGCGTGGCAAGGTCGATAACGGCCGTATGAAAGTAGAGCAAGAGCCGTTAGGAAATACATTTGCGTATTTTGAATGGTCTGCTCCTTTAGAGGCTGATCCTGGTGACCCTGCTACGTGGTGGCAATGCATGCCCGCGTTAGGTCACACGATTACAGAAGCCGCTATCAGGGCCAATTATGAAGATATGGAATTGCAGGAATTTCGCCGTGCGTTCTTAAATCAGTGGGTGGACGAGATTCCCAATCAGTGGATGGTTATTGGACATAGCGATTGGGAGAATGTTACTGATAAAGCTTCTCAAATTGCGCCTGATAGTCCGATGGCTTTCGCTTTGGACGTTACACCTGACAGAACTATGGGTTGTATCGCGGTTGCCGGTAAGCGTGCCGATGGAAAGCTTCATGTTGAGATTACGCGTTCTGGTGAAGGAATTTTAGACCACCGTCCGGGAATCAATTGGATGGTACCGCGCATGATTGATCTTTATGAGAAATGGGCCCCGTGCGCGGTTGTTATTCACCCATCTTCCCCTGCGGGTACGTTAATTCCCGAATTGGAAGCGGCAGGAATTCCAGTTCTGAAGCCAAACGCTACTGAGTACGCAGGTGCTTGTGGCCGTATTTACGACGCGGTTTATTCAAGTCCAACTCAAATTCGTCATCTAGGACAGGCGTCGCTTTCAATTGCACTTGCCGGAGCAATCAAAATGGATCTCGGCGAAGGTGCATGGAAGTGGAATCGCAAAATGGTAACTGTGGATATCAGTCCATTAGTTACGATCACACTTGCAGTTTGGGGATTAACTGTGAACGGCAATAAGCGATCTCCTGTTCCGTGGGTAGACGGCTTATAGGAACGGTGCGCATGGGATTAGGACAAAGGCTTGCGCGCGTGTTCAATCCCAAGCGCGCACGCCACAGCATCACAATCGAAGACCTTAATAGCTACTTTGCTGCATTGCAGAGCTATTACTACACAGGTACAGGACTTCCGTATCAACAAACACTAGCAGGACAACCAGCAGAAAAAGCGCCGGATAGTTTTGTTGCATACGCACAACAGCTATACGCATCTAATGGACCTGTTTTCGCATTGACTTCTGTTCGGATGCTCGCCTTTAGCGGTATCCGTTTTCAGTTTCAGCGGCTTTCGAATGGTCGCCCATCGCAGTTCTTCGGTAGTTCTGAGCTTCGAATTTTAGAACACCCTTGGCAAGGGGCCACTACGCAAGATTTATTAGCTCGGATGATTTTGGATGCTGATTTAGCGGGCAACTCGTATTGGGCCGTAATGGATGGTGAGCTTGTTCGTTTACGGCCTGATTGGGTTTACATCATTTTGCAGCCGCGTGCAGTTAGCGGATCGGGTGCCTTAGGTTATAAGAGAATTGGATATGTGTATCAGGAGGAAGGATTTGGATCTGGATTTGATCCTGTATTCATTCCGACTGATGAGATTATCCATTTCGCTCCTACACCAGATCCATTAGCTACTTATCGTGGAATGAGTTGGATAACTCCGGTAATTCGCGAGCTGACTAATGATAAGTTGATGACACGTCATCAGACTAAATTCTTCGAAAACGGCGCAACTCCTAATTTGTTTATCAAATTAGATGCTGCTGTGAAATTTGAGGATTTTCTTCGCTTTAAAGAAAAGTTCCGTGAGGACTACGAAGGCGTAGAAAAAGCATATTCAACAATGGTTTTGGGTGGCGGTGCTGACGCTACGGTTGTGGGTGCTGACTTTAACCAAATGAGTTTCACGTCTACTCAAGGAAGAATTGAGACACGGCTTGCGGCGGCTGCACGCGTTCCCGTGACCATTGTTGGATTTTCGGAAGGTTTGCAGGGAAGTTCTCTTAATTCAGGAAACTTCCGTGAAGCGCGACGCGAATTAGCTGACATGACAATGCATCCGCTTTGGCAAAATGTATGCGGAAGCATTGAGCACATTTTGAATTTTCCCAATCCATATCCGGGTGCCGCTCAGAATGTACGACTTTGGTATGACGCTCGCGATGTTCCGTTCTTGAGAGAAGATGCTCGCGATGCCGCCGAAATTACGCAGGTAAAAGCTTCCGCAATTAGTTCTCTGATTACCTCTGGATATGAGGCTCAATCAGTTGTTGAGGCGGTAGTGACTGAGGACTTGACTCGATTGCGGCATACAGGTCTGTTCTCTGTGCAGCTACAGCCGCCTATGACTGAGCAACAGGAAAAACAATCTGTCCAGGGGGAGTTAGTACTTTGACAATTTTAGAGCGATCGATTCCCTTTGAATTAAGGGATGACGTATCAACTGAAGGCGATGGCCTGACCTTTTCTGGCTATGCAGCGGTTTTCGATCAGGAAACAGAGATTAATAGTTGGGAAGGCACCTTTACGGAGCGCATTAGAAAGGGTGCTTTCCGAAAAACGCTTCGTGAACGTATTCCAGTACTTCAATTTGAACACGGAAGACATCCTTTAATTGGCTCAATTCCTATCGGTCGAATTGACAGCATTCGTGAAGATGATTATGGATTATCTGTAGCGGCTCGCCTTACGGACAATTGGCTTATTCAGCCGGTTCGGGAAGCGATTAAAGACCGCGCTATTACCGGAATGTCGTTTCGTTTCGAAGTAATCCGAGATGAATGGCGAGATGTAAACGGCAAACTTATTAAATCTGAAGAGCTTTGGGAATTGCTCTGGGATGCGGGTGATAGAGGACCTATTACTCGGACATTAATTGAATTAAAGGTTCACGAAGTTGGACCTGTTGTATTCCCTGCGTATGCCGGTACGTCGGCTGATGTACGGGCAGTTGGTTTAGCAGAGACAATTAAGGCTAAGCCTGATCGCTTGCAAGCGATCAGGCGAAGTTTAGCCAGAGCTGAGCCTTCCGTATATGACGATGTTTCGGACGACGTGAGATATGAAGTGGCACGTCGTCTTTTATTTTCCGCGCCGCCCGCCAGTATGGGGCACCCGGAAGAAACGCGGAATATTGAGCCGCAAATTGAAAAAGAGAGGGAAGAAACAGACGCGCCGTCCACCGAAGGGCACCCGTCACAACTTTCCCAAATTTCGCCTGATCGCATTCGATTGGATGCGGCAAATCGGCGCGAATATTTAGCACTAATCCTGAAAGGAAGTGACAGGTATGCCTGAAGACAACAAGGGTCCGCAGTTAACCCACACGCAGACCATTCACCGGATGAAGGATATTCAGGACGAGATCGAGCGTCTTTCCGGCAAGGCTGCCCTGACGGTCGAAGATGAGAAGTATTGGGTCGAATTACGTGAAGAGTTCGATCTTCTTGACGGTCATCGGAAGAATTTAGAACGTGCCGCTGATGTGGCGCGTATTCGTGCTGCCTTTGAAAGCGGTATGGGCAAGGTGGAGAATGGTACGCCGATTAACAGCACTGATGCTTACGACCTTGACCCGATTCTGAATCCCGATTCGGTTGAGGATGCTCGTTTCCGTAATCCGTGGGATCTCTCTGAAGTTCGCACGTTTGGT